AATATAAGCCGACCATCTTTAAGGCAGATGGTTCGGTATATGATAAGGACGCTGCAGACATTGCGGTGTCTTTTATTAATTGCTTAAAACATACGAAGGGAGAATGGTATGGGCAACCATTTGAACTTATAGACTGGCAGGAACAGATTATCCGCGATGTGTTTGGGATTATAAAGCCTAATGGTTACCGTCAATTTAATACGGCATATATCGAAATCGCTAAAAAACAAGGAAAGTCTGAGCTAGCAGCAGCGGTTGCCTTACTGCTTACTTGTGGTGATTTTGAGCATGGTGGTGAAGTATATGGATGTGCATCTGACAGACAGCAAGCTTCCATTGTTTTTGATGTAGCAGTTGATATGGTAGAACAATGCCCAGCTCTGAAAGCAAGAATTAAACCGGTACTATCGCAAAAACGACTTGTTTATAAACCTCTAGGTAGTTTCTATCAAGTTTTATCTGCAGAGGCGTATACCAAGCATGGACTAAATGTGCATGGTGTGGTATTTGACGAACTTCATGCTCAGCCAAATAGACAGCTTTTCGATGTCATGACTCATGGCTCTGGTGATGCAAGAAAGCAGCCACTGTATTTCTTAATTACGACTGCCGGAAATGATACACACTCTATTTGCTACGAAGTGCATCAAAAGGCTAAAGACATCCTAGAAGGGCGAAAGGTTGACCCTACATTTTATCCAGTTATTTATGGTGCTGATGAGAATGATGACTGGACTGATCCAAAGGTGTGGGCGAAAGCCAACCCCTCAATGGGCATTACCGTTGACATAGAAAAGATTTATATTGCTTGTGAAAGTGCAAAGCAAAATCCAGCAGAGGAGAACCTGTTTAGACAACTTCGTTTAAACCAATGGGTTAAACAGTCGGTACGCTGGATGCCTATGGAAAAGTGGGATAAATGTGCATATACTGTAAACCCAGAAAGCCTTGTAGGGCGTGTATGCTATGGTGGTTTGGACTTATCTTCTACCACTGATATTACTGCATTTGTTCTTGTCTTCCCACCTGAGTATGAGGGAGATAAATATATCATACTTCCCTATTTCTGGATTCCAGAAGATAATCTGGACCAAAGGGTAAAGCGTGATCATGTGCCCTATGACGTATGGGAGAAGCAAGGCTTTTTACACACTACAGAAGGAAATGTGGTGCATTATGGTTACATTGAAAGTTTTATTGAGGAACTTGGGATGAAATATAACATTCGAGAAATTGCCTTTGACCGTTGGGGTGCTGTGCAAATGACTCAGAACTTAGAAAACCTAGGATTTACGGTAGTTCCTTTTGGTCAGGGATTTAAAGATATGAGTCCACCTACAAAGGAATTAATGAAGCTTACCTTAGAGGAGAAACTGGCCCATGGTGGACATCCGGTCTTGCGATGGATGATGGATAACATCTTTATACGTACTGATCCTGCTGGGAATATCAAGCCGGATAAAGAAAAATCAACTGAAAGAATCGATGGAGCTGTCGCTACCATTATGGCTCTTGACAGAGCAATTCGCAAAGGAGGATCAGGAAATTCTGTTTATGACGGTCGCGGGCTTCTTATTTTGTAACAAAGGAGAGTGATGCAGATGGGATTATTTTCGAATATTTTCAAAGCTCGTGATAAACCTCAGAACCGTACAATAGGAAGCAATTACAGCTTCTTTTTCGGTGGGACAACAAGCGGTAAACCAGTAAATGAGCATACAGCAATGCAAATGACTGCGGTTTATTCTTGTGTAAGAATACTGGCGGAGGCTGTGGCAGGACTTCCCCTTCACTTATATAAATACACTGATAGCGGTGGTAAGGAGAAAGCACTTTCTCATCCACTGTATTTTTTATTACATGATGAGCCGAATCCAGAGATGAGTTCTTTCGTTTTCCGAGAAACGTTAATGACTCATCTTTTATTATGGGGTAATGCCTATGCACAAATTATTCGAAATGGCAAAGGCGAAGTCATAGCACTATATCCGTTAATGCCTAATCGAATGTCGGTGGATCGGGATTCCAGTGGCGCTCTTTATTATACTTATACTAAGTATTCTGATGAAGCACCTACGATGAAAGGTATGACAGTCACACTTAGACCAAGTGATGTATTTCATATACCTGGCTTAGGCTTTGATGGACTAGTGGGCTATTCGCCGATTGCAATGGCTAAGAATGCTATAGGTATGGCAATTGCTTGTGAGGAATATGGAGCTAAATTCTTTGCTAACGGAGCTGCTCCAGGAGGGGTACTTGAGCATCCAGGTACCATTAAAGACCCTCAAAAAGTACGGGATAGTTGGAATGCAGCCTATCAGGGAAGCAGTAACTCTCATCGTGTAGCGGTGCTTGAAGAAGGAATGAAGTATCAGCCTATTGGTATCTCACCAGAACAAGCTCAGTTCTTAGAAACAAGAAAATTTCAGATTAATGAAATCGCTCGAATTTTCCGCGTACCTCCACATATGGTAGGAGACTTGGAAAAATCGAGCTTTTCTAATATTGAGCAACAGTCACTGGAGTTTGTGAAATACACATTAGATCCTTGGGTGATTCGTTGGGAGCAGACCATCAGCCGAGCACTTTTAAGGCCAGATGAAAAGAAACTTTATTTTGCCAAGTTCAATGTAGATGGACTGCTTCGAGGTGATTATGTTTCTCGAATGAATGGGTATGCAACCGCGAGACAGAACGGCTGGATGAGTGCCAATGATATTAGGGAGCTTGAGAACCTTGATCGAATCCCACCAGAGCTTGGAGGAGATTTATATCTAATCAATGGCAATATGACCAAACTTGAAGATGCGGGTATTTTCGCAAATAAAGAAGGATTGGAGGGAAAACCTGAATGAAGAAATTTTGGAATTGGGTTCGCGACACAGATACACAGACACGAACCCTCTATCTAAACGGTGCAATTGCCGAGGAGAGTTGGTTTGAGGATGATGTTACCCCAGCTGCTTTTAGAGAAGAGCTAATGAGTGGTGAAGGAGACATAGTAGTTTGGATTAACTCTCCTGGTGGTGATTGTATTGCAGCATCTCAGATATACAACATGCTAATGGATTATAAAGGAAACGTCACTGTAAAGATTGACGGTATTGCTGCATCAGCTGCTTCTGTCATCGCTATGGCAGGGACGGAAGTCTTAATGTCTCCTACCTCACTGATGATGATCCATAATCCCTTTACCATAGCTATTGGCGATAGTGAGGAGATGCAAAAAGCAATCCAAATGCTTGATGAAGTGAAAGAGAGCATCATCAATGCATATGAGCTTAAAACCGGCTTATCTAGAACAAGGTTGTCGCACCTGATGGATGCTGAAACTTGGCTAAACGCCAATAAGGCAGTTGAGCTTGGTTTTGCAGATGACATTATGTTCAAACCAGGAGAGAGTTCACTACAAGACAGCTTTGTATTCAGCAGAAGAGCAGTGACCAATTCACTAATGAATAAACTTCAAAAACCAGTTGTAAAACAGTCAGTAGAGCCGCTTTATGAGCGGCTTAATTTATTGAAATATTAGGAGGAATAAAAATGAGTAAAATTCTTGAACTGCGTGAAAAACGCGCAAAAGCATGGGAAGCAGCAAAGGCATTTCTTGATTCAAAGCGTGGTAGTGATGGGCTTGTATCCGCAGAAGATGCAGCAACCTATGACAAAATGGAAGAAGACATTATTAATCTCGGTAAGGAAATAGCAAGATTGGAACGTCAAGAGGCTCTTGAAGCAGAGCTTAATAAGCCAGTAAATATGCCTCTTACTGGAAAGCCAGCTGTTCCAGGGATGGATACAAAGACCGGAAGAGCCAGTGATGAATATAGGAAAGCATTCTGGAACGTAATGCGTAGCAAAAACCCTCGTCATGATGTGTTAAACGCCTTATCTGTAGGCACTGATTCTGAGGGAGGATACCTTGTTCCTGATGAATTTGAGCGCACCTTGGTTCAAACTCTTGAGGAAGAGAATGTATTCCGTAAACTTGCAAAGATTATTCAAACTTCAAGTGGTGATCGTAAAATCCCGGTTGTGGTGACCAAAGGCACAGCTGCTTGGCTTGACGAAGGTGAGGAGTTTGATGAGAGTGATTCTGTATTCGGTCAGACATCTATTGGTGCTTACAAGCTGGGTACAATGATTAAAGTTTCTGATGAACTTCTCAATGACAGTGTATTTGATCTGGAGAATTATATCTCCACTGAATTTGCCCGTAGAATCGGTGCTAAGGAAGAAGAAGCTTTTTTAGTTGGAGACGGAGATGGAAAACCTACTGGTATTTTCAACGCAACAGGCGGAGCACAGCTTGGAGTGACAGCAGGGTCTGCAACTGCTATTACTGCAGATGAGATTATCGATCTTGTTTACTCATTAAAAGCGCCATATAGAAAGAACGCGGTATTCCTGATGAATGATGCAACAGTAAAGGCAATCCGTAAGCTGAAAGACGGTCAAGGTCAATATCTGTGGCAGCCTTCTTTAACAGCAGGTACTCCAGATACTTTATTAAATCGTCCGGTTTATACTTCAGCTTATGCTCCTACTATTGAAGCTGGAGCTAAAACTATTGCCTTCGGTGATTTCGGATATTATTGGATTGCCGATAGACAGGGACGTTCTTTCAAACGTTTAAACGAGCTTTTTGCAACCACAGGGCAGGTTGGTTTCCTTGCGAGCCAGCGTGTAGATGGAAAGCTTATCTTACCTGAAGCCATCAAAGTTCTTCAGCAGAAGGCTTAATGGGAGGTGTAAATGATGAGCTATAACGCAAAGAACTACACCGAACAAGGCGGGGAAAAGACAGTTATAGGTGGAGAGCTTGTAATTGAAGAGGGAGCCAAAGTAACTGGGCTCCCTGTTCTTGAAAATCAACCGGCAAGCACTGCGGATACTGTAGAAGCTCTAGTGACGGACTTTAATGCCTTGCTCAGTAAGCTGAAAACTGCAGGAATCATGAATGGAGATACACCTTAGAAAGGATAGTGATGGTGATGACACTTTTAGAAAAAGTTAAAGCAAATCTAATTCTTGAGCACGATCGCGATGATGAACTTCTTCAGATGTACATCACCACCGCTATCGCATATGCCGAGAGTTACCAGCATGTACCGGAAGGTCATTATAATGAGAACACAATGCCGCCAACTACCGAGCAGGCCGTCATTATGCTGTCATCTCACTTCTATGAAAGTAGGGATGGTAGCACTGGCGGCTTTTTTGCTGATAACGTGCAGGCTGGCCAGCAGGTTTGGAACACTGTAAATTTACTGCTCAGGCTTGACCGGGATTGGAAGGTGTAGAGTATGAGTTTTGGAAAAATGAATACCTTTATCGATCTCATTTCTGTTGAAAGAACGAAAGACAGTGAAGGCTTTGGTAAATCTAAGGACACCATCCTCGCTTCCGTTCGTGCTTATAAGGAAGATCGTCATGGAAATGAAAAGTGGACTAACCGAGCGGCATTTTCTGAAGCAACTGCGCTGTTTCGTTTTCGTAGGATACCTGATGTTGAGGTATCTACCAATATGGTGATTGTGTGTAATGATGGCCGCTATGAGATTACA